AAGGGGCAATCTGCTCAAGTACGCTAGTCGGCTAGGTGAGAAGGACTCAGATGATGCTGGCAAGGCTGCGTGGTATGCTCAAAGGCTGGAGATGCTATGACAGAACAAGATAAAGCATGGATCGACTACAGGCTTCGTCAAGAACGTGAGTATGTCGAGCAGAATGAAGTTGAGGACAAAAGAGAGAAAGTTCTGGCAAGGATATACAAACAACTGGAGGCATTAAATGATAACGATTAAAGACTGGATGGAAGGTGTACAGTATAGAGTCACGGATAACTGGGACTTTCAATGGCAATGTTTCGGATCTAACGCGATGGTGCTAGAATCCGAGTGGGAGGGTGGTCGCACCTACACCGTCACCTACGACAAGACATCACTTGAGGTATATGAGGTATGCTCATACAGCCAAGAGGAGTGTACAGGGCTTAGATGGCTTAATCCTGACTACCGCAAGGGATACTTTGCAGAGGAAAAGCGCAAGGGAATGTGGGACATAACGCACTTTACCGAAGTTAATTCACCGAGAGGATGGTCATGGCTAACAAAACTGTGTGGGTTCTAGTGGAGTGTATTCAGCAGTTTATAACTACCTACTGCGTTGAGTGTCCTGCTGACTTCCCAGAATATGCGCTTGATACAGTTGTATCCGGTGGAGCAAAGGAGTTCTCGCAACGCTTTATTGGGGAGAATATATTGTCATATCAAGAGCACTCGTTAGACCAAGCTATAGCGCAGTGCGATATAGACAACGAGTATTACAAACAAGCTACCATAGAGCAAAAAGTGCAAGCCTTTTTCACCAAGGAGAGCGAGATTGAATAGACTAGAGATTGCAGCATTAAATAGGGTTAATATGCTAGAATATCTGAAAGACCACCCAGGAGCCACTAAAACAGCAATTATTGCACATACTGGCATGACTATACAACAACTCAATGTCGCAATTATGGCATTATACGAGCATATGCGTGTTGTTACAGTTGGATCTGGCCCCAAAAGATTTGCCACTTGCTATCTGATAAACAAGGATGAACCAAGCAACCAGCCAACCATAGCCGGAGCCAGAGTGGTTCATGCCGGCAAGTTGCTATTTAAAAAGTATGGCTACATATCACCACCACTAAGAAAATCCGAGAATCGTGGCGTATCATCTGGAATGGGAGGAACTATATATGACTGATTACAACGCAAAGCAAAGGGCATTGTCAATAGAGTATCTCAAAATGCGCGATAAGTATTTACTTGACAAAAACGCATTTGTTCCGACCAACGCAGTCTCTACGGATATTGCTAAAACCATAGAGCAGTTTATGACCACCATGAACACGAACTTCGCTCGGAGATGCCATAAATGAATCTAACACCCCAAAACTTGGCGCATATGTACACCATGTTGAAGGGTTTAAGACCTTTCAACCGGTGGAAGTTACCACCACTAGAGGAGATAAGGTTTGAGGTAACGAATGATGTGGATTCTCTTGGAACCTATTGCTTTATAGAGGATATTCATGTTATAACCATATCCAGAGCCAAGAATGGACACCTTGACACCATCATCAAAACATTGGCACATGAGATCATCCATATGTGTCGTGGCAAGCATCCATACAAGTATTTGGTGCATGATGCTTACTTTCTAAAGCGTAGCCAAGCAGTTGCCTTGGAGTTCGGATTCGACCCATTGGAGTTATAAATGACCAAACCACGCAGACACCTCGTCATCCCAGATGTGCAAGCTAAAAGTGACATTAATTTTGCATTTTTAACTGCCATTGGACTCTATGCAGCAGAAAAACAGCCAGATGTCATAATTATTGGTGGAGACTTCGCAGACCTCCCCTCCCTATCGAGCTATGACGTCGGCAAAAAATCTTTTGAGGGTAGGACATACCAATCTGACGTTAACGCAGCCAAGAGGGCTATGGATGCCTTAATGAAGCCCATCCATTCTGAGATCCACCGACAGAGGCGAAATAAGGCTAAAATGTGGATTCCGGAGCTTTATCTGACTCTGGGCAACCATGAGAACAGAATTAGCCGAGCGATTGAGTCTGATCGTAAACTAGACGGTCTTATTTCTATTTCTGACTTGGGGTATGAACTTCATGGATTTAAGGTGTTCCCATTTTTGGAGGTTATAGTTGTGGATGGAGTAGCGTATAGCCACTACTTCACTTCTGGTGTGATGGGTAGACCTATTTGCTCGGCTGCGGCTTTGCTTTCAAAACTCCATCAGTCTTGCTTTGCCTTCCACCAACAGGGTAGGCTGATTGCTTACGGTAAACGTGCAGATGGCAGGAGCTTGACTGCTATATTGTCAGGTTCATGCTACGAACATTCAGAGGATTATCTTGGACTCCAAGGCAACAATCACTGGAGAGGGTGCTATATGCTGAACCAGGTTAAGGATGGTGAGTTCGACGAGATGCCGCTTAGTCTGGAGTATCTAAAGAGGCGGTACTTGTAAATAGAGCGTACTCGGCTTGCCTTCGTCTGGTCAAGCCTTTAAGCACTTGGCCACCTGCCTTATTATACTTCAGTATCTCCTTCGATGCACCTTCGTAGTCTTGCCTGTTGAGTTTTTGTCTGAGGGTTGACCGTTGCAAAGTTCCATTTCCTAAATTGTACGCGAAACTAACTAACGCATCAACTTGGTTCTGTGATATAGGAACATTTATATACCTGGACACCCCACGCTCAAACTTGTTTAGGTCTGCTCTCAACAAATCAACAGCCTCTTCTATTGTTATAGTTCGGTTAAGCTCATGCTTTAAGTCAGTACCATTGCCTATCAAATGTCCGTAGCCAATCGTTAAAAGGCCCACACAGTCCTTGTACGACTGCAATCTCAGCCCTTCATATAGCTGAATTAACCGTATGCCTGATGTTGATGTTTTGTACAGACCAGCCTGTTTTAGCATACTTAATCCAGTTTTTTATTGTTTGCTTTGAGACGCTAAATTGCTTTGCAGCCGCTTCGTATCCAATTATCACACCATCTGGAGTCTTGATTTTAACCCTTGGAAACTTCCTGCCAAGTTTCGCCAAGCGCATTTTATGCTTTGCGTCCTCAGTTGTAACCCTGCCTTTTGTCATCACTTGCTGCGCCCTAGCTCGTCTTATACTCTGCCTAGTCTTTTCTGTACATATACGACCACGCGGCATCACTTGTTTTGCTCTAGCTATCTTAATCTTTTCCACAGTTTCTTTAGAGACAACCCTACCAGTAAATATATCTCGCAGTTTTTGTTTTGTTTCTTCTGTGTGATGCCTACCAAGCATATGAGACTTATTGACTTCTGTGCTGATGTTGTATGAATTGGCGTATTCTTTTACTATAATCGCTTTTTCAGCCTCAAGCATCATATCCTCATTCTCATACACCGCAAGAACAGCAAAAATAAAGTTGTCAGCTCCGTGTTTATTCCAAGAATTTTGCAACTTTTTTGAGTGGTGTGTGCCTTTGCCTAGCAGCCATTTATGCTGAACAAACCTATTATTAACACAATGCGAAGATCCATAATATGACCTGCTAGTCACTGTATTCTTGATACTATATACACAAAAGCTATTCATATACGACAAAGAGTACCCCTAGGCATAACAATAGCACCAAACTCAAGCTAAGAGATACACACGGTACAGTTAGTACACATACAGCATTAAAGTTGTTCCAAAGTTGACTAATCATATTTTCATAGTGTAATCAATAGGTTGTTATTGCTATTTAGAGATAGTGTTCCCTCTGTTTAGAGATAATACTAATCGGACAAAAATGTCCGCTTATGGGTGAAGGTCTTGTTGCATCTCACGTTGCACCATTGCAACATCTTTTGCAACTTTCCCGTGCGGTAAATATAAGGCTTAATCACCGCTAAATCCGCATGAATTTACCGTTCGGGATATATTACATTTTTGGAGTTAATAGCCAAGCGGTCGTTTAATCCGACCAGTTACTTCTTAGCACACTTATTAAAGTGATACCTACGCATATTACCACCTCCACCAGATAGTCCGCAATGTGGGCAAGTGACTATTTTACGCTTACCCTTGAGAGCAGCGCATAATGCCAACCTTTGCTCTGGATCTGCCCACCGCTTAGTGATAGATTTTGTATAGGCTGCGCCATCACGTTTTGTTCCGCGAATCTTGTCACCAAATATCTTCTTCCGTTCTTCTGGTGTTAATAATGCAATAGCTTTAGTCCTAGCAGCCAGTATCTTGGATTGAAATTCAGGATTAGCCCATTGTAATTTTCTGATAGCATCCATTTTGGCTCTATGTTCAGGTTTTGCCCATAGTATAGCAGAGGCAGCACATATGTTTATTTTAGCCTCGTCAGTTGCTTTTCTGCCAATTAAACCAGCAGATATTTTCTTCCTGACATCATCTCTCTTGGCTGGGTTGTCTTCTCCAAAAGATGCACCACACGCATTTTTAGATATGTTGTAGCTTGTATCAGGAGTTAACTGGTCTAGGTACTGTTGCTCTAGTGACCTGACATCCTGCCCAGATTCAGCCTCGCACAGCACGGCAAAACTAAAAGATTCTATGCCATATTTAACCCATGCCCTTTGCAGGTGGCTATTCTCGTGGTTTCCATTGTTAAGTGCGTTCCTGTGACCAATAAAGCGTTTAGCTATATTAACTGAACTTCCAATATATATCTTGTTATTGGCAGTATTGGTAATAGAGTACACACCAATCATTTTTTAAACGACCTAGCCCCAAACCAAAACGCAAGGATGGATGCTAAAATAGTTTTCATATCCTGATCCCACAATTTATCTATCGCTGTAGCAAATGGTACACCAGTATTGGTCGCATAGACAAACGACCCTATCTCAATAACAACCATAAGTAGCAGAAAAATATAGGTGACGATAGGGCGAACGCTACCGCGTAGGTTAACAGCCCATTGACTAGCCCCCTTGCCGATCTCAATGTCGTGTGTGTACAGGGCTTGTTGCTCTGCACTAGCTGTTTGCGTCTGAATCTCGTCAAGTTTAATCTCCTCAATCTTTGCTTGTTGCACGAATCCAGCCTTCTGGAGTTCAAGTTCGCGTGTTAGTTGGAGGTGAGCCATCTCCAGTTCGTGTTTCTTATCGCCCTTGTCCTGGAAGAAGTCCAATACCTTGGGAACACCAGCAGTCAAAAAAGACACGATTGTCGTCAGTAAAGTGAACATTACTTACCTCCAAATAGATGGATTAGATAGCCCAACCCTGAACCTAATGCAGCACCAGCACCGCCAACAACCATGAGCATCTTCCACCCACCCTTGGCTTCTGAGAGAGTGACAGAGATGTCGGTTAGTGTTAAGTTTAGTTGTCTGATGGATGCGCCTAATTCTTCTAAGTCGGATTCTATCCTGTTAATCTTCTCAGATGTAACCGCTTGAATTACTTGCATTTCGCTAAACTTTCTACGTTCTTCCATGACATTATCCATTAAATCGTCTAAAAGGAGTCCATCTGGCTACGAACTGACCAGAAGTCTTCCACCCAATGCTCGCTTCAAAACACTTGCCATTACCTCTGTCTTTGACTAGCTTGTACTGAAAGTATTGAACCCCCTCGGCATCTTCAAAGATACGGAGATATGAGCCTTCTATAGCTGGATTACGGTCAGATGGGTTAACTCCCTCCTCGGAAAGTGTCACTAAGGGTGACTTTGCGCCTAGAACGCTGTACGCAAATCCATACGCATTGTTACGATACAGCCACATGACACGCAGTATGTAGGTACAGATGAAGTTTTTAGCGACACCATCAGTTCTAAGCCAGCTAGTTGATTCAATGAATCGTGGTTCAGTCCCATCTAGCGTTGAGTCGTAGGTCTGAAACCATCTGAGCCATGAGGGTAAGTTGCCATCGCTATCTGCTATTATAGGTAATAGCGGATTTATAAAATAGCCGACTGCGTTAATGCAGAAATCTGCCAAAAAGTAGATTAGGAAGCGTGTGTACATATTATTCGTACAAAATATTTATAGAGCCAGCATCGAAGGTGTCTGTGCCGTTTACAGTGGTGATGCGAACTCGGTCTAGAGTGCCAGAAAGAGCAACTGAACCAGAAGAATAAGTACCCAATGCAGTAGTTGTGGTATTTATTACAGTACCTGTCATAACCCAAGTATTTGAACCAAAACTTGAAAACACAAATGCGCCATGTTTGGCATAAGCTGCATTATCAGAAAATGAAATCATCCCTGCGGTTGATGTTCCTGTGTATGCCGCTGTCAAACTTAAAGTGGTTAGACTTACATACCCTGTTGTTTGCACAGAACCAGAACCAATTTGTAAAAGATGATTACTTGTGCCGCTAGTAGAAACCCCATTAAACATCACAGTAATCCTCTTAACCCAACTAGGTATCCCTGTGAAGTCAATAGATGTACCAGATGTACTAGCGACTGCTGTTCCACTTGTAATCACGCTACTTGCCATAGTAGACAAGACAGCCCCTGAGATGCTAGGAGAAGTCCCCAATACAACCGCACCAGTTCCTGTGCTGGTAGTAACTCCACTACCGCCATTAGCTACTGGCAGAGTACCTGTTACTGTGGTTACTGGGACACCAGTGTCCCCTGATAAGATTAGGCTCATATTAAATCCCTACCTTTGCGTTTAATGCTTTCAACTCATCCAATGTGGTAGCAGTAATCTTGGTTATATCACGCAGTCTTTGCTTCTCAGCTACGATAGCTTTAGTGTCTGTGCCTGATTCTAGGGCGCGTTGGAATAGGACATCTTGTGCTTCCATTAGAGGCTTGCGTTCTGCTCTGAGTCTATCTTGAGTGATGGCTACTGCTTTGGTGAAGTCTATATTTATGCCCATGTTGCCCCCTGTGCTATATGCCCTATGTTGCCTCGTGATACATAAAACATAGATGCTATTTTAGATTGTGAAACACCTTGAGAGATTAACCTTTTAATATCTAACACCATATCCATTGTCAGTTTTGTTGCTCTGGTATTTCTTGCCTGCTCTGTTCTTGTTGCCCATTTGCAATTATCTTTGCTATACCCCAAATTATTATCAATTCGTTCAAGAGTTAGTTTGGATGGTTTTAATCCCATATCTTCAAAGAACCCTGCAAATGTAGTCCACTTGTCGCATACCGTAATGCCACGCCCACCATAACCCTTATACGCATGGTGCGATGTATTACGACAACGCCCAAGCATTGAATCCCAAATCTTATACTCATTAGAATTAGACATTCCGTGAGTTGTCCAAGAACAACCACATGACTTTGTTTTGCCATCAAACAAGTGCGAGTGTTTAACAAGTTTTTCACTGCCACAAGCGCATTGACATCTATATAAGCGTTGATGTGATTTTATATCATATGCCATGCCGCCAACAGTCCACTTGCCTATGCTTTGACCAGTCAAGTCTGGTGCTGTCATTACGAATAGACCCATGCATCCCTCCACGTTCTATCGGTTGGTACTGTGTCTGTGTCTACTATCTCGTAGACTGCACCTTCTGGTATGTCTTTCATACAGGCTTCAATAGTGTCGGTTGGTACTATTACTGCCACACCGCCTGATTCTGTTCTGTATATTATTCTTTTCATTGGGTGTCCTATCTGAAGATTCCAATATGCATCTGCGCCACATCTATGGATGCATAAGCTGCCGATGAATATGCCGCCATGCGAAGAGCAGAAGCAGTGGGTGCAGTAGCATCTATAATTTTGCTTAGTACGCTATTAGCTGTATTACCAAAATTAACAGTAGAAGCATAATTCGCATCCGGCATAGCAGTCGTAAAGTTTACCGTGTAATCACCAGTTCCATTATCCGTTATCGAAGATACATTCCCACTAGCACGAATAGCCACCGTACCAGTGCCGTTGAAGTTTACCCAAGCACGACACATATAGAGTGGGGCAGTACCAGATACAGTTGATACGGTAGCTGAGTCTATAACTGGGGTTACAAACGTAGGAGATGTAGCACTTAGCACACCAGTAGCCG